CCATAGCCAGCATCGCGGTTTGGGACCTGGCTGCCGAGGATGCTGTTCTGGCTATGTGGTTCACCGGTACGCACACCCGAGAAGCTATCGAGCTGGCTGAAACGTGGGGCTTTAAAGTTCGCACGATGAAGGGCTTTACCTGGGTGAAGTTCAACCCACTGGCAGAGCAGCATATCAACAAAGCACTTCAGGCAGGCCGTGTGGAGGATTTTTACGACTTCCTTGACCTGCTGAACACACAGACACGCATGAACGGCGGGAATTACACCCGAGCCAATACCGAAGACCTGCTAATCGCCACCAGGGGAAATGGTCTTGAACGCAAGTGCGCCAGCATCAAGCAGGTTATCTACAGTCCACTCGGTGAGCACAGCCAGAAGCCAGCAGAGGCGCGTTTCCGTCTGGAGAAGCTTTACGGTGACGTCCCACGCATCGAACTATTCAGCCGTTGCGGTGCGCCTGGCTGGGACCACTGGGGAAATCAATCTGAATCACCAGCTGTTGAGCTTATACCGGCAGTTGCCGTTCCCATGAAAAAACAACAGGAGCGCGCCGCATGAAACCTGAATTAACGCCGCGTCAGAATGAAGTGTTTGAAGCTATCAAGGTTCATATCGAAAAGGCTGGCTTCCCACCTACGATGCTGGAGCTTGCCGGATTAATTGGCTGCGCATCACCGAACGCTGCTGTGGAGCACGTGAAGTCACTTAAGAAAAAAGGTTACATCACTGTTGCTCCTGGCGCTGCCAGGGGCATTACCGTCGTCAAAACGGAATGGGATGCAGATCCAGTGACGATCATCAAAGACCTGCTTTCCGGTGGAGATAAGGCCAGAGATAACGCTGTTGATTGGCTGAAAAAACAGGGAGTGAGTTTATGAAACTGGTGCTCCCGTTCCCACCGAGCGTAAACACATACTGGCGAGCCCCGAACAAGGGGCCGTTAAAGGGCCGCCATCTTATCAGCGAGAAGGGCAGGGCATACCAGAGCGCGGCATGTGCAGCGATCATTGAGCAACTGCGTTGCTTACCAAAACCATCATCATCACCAGCTGCGGTGGAGATCCTTCTCTTTCCGCCAGATGCCCGCCGCCGCGACATCGACAACTACAACAAGGCTCTGTTTGATGCGCTTACACATGCTGGCATTTGGGAGGATGACAGCCAGGTGCAGAGAATGCTGGTGGAGTGGGGGCCGAAAGTGCGTGGCGGAAGGGTAGAAATATCGATAACCAGGCATCAACCGACAATGGGGGGAATTGGGTGAGAGCCATACTGACGCCTGAAATTGCGCCGATGTCCGGGGTGGTTCTGTTCCGCCCTGGTACCGAACTGCTCTGGCTATTCCGTCAGGGAAGGGTAGTTATTGAGCCACCATCCGAAGCCATACAGCATCTGCCATCTGGATTAATCCCTGAAGCCCACCAGCCCCTGACTGACGATGCCAACATGCAGGCTATTTTCGTTAACGATAGGGTCATTCAGCGAGCTGGTGGATTGAGTAGCCTTGATGCCTGGCTGGAGAGAAAATTTGAATGTCAGTGGCCTCACACTGACTGGCATGCCAGTGACTTTACGGTTATGCGCCACGCTCCGGGGAGCATTCGTCTTTGTTGGTCATGTGATAACCATTTACGTGAGCAAACCACTGAAAGACTGGCAGGAATTGCCATGCAGAACCTGGTAAAATGGCTTCTGGAAAGGGTAAATATTGATTTAGGTTTCAGCCCTGACCGCACTCTTTCGCTTCCTGAGTTCTGCTGGTGGATGGTACGTAATGATCTGGCTGACCTTGTTCCTGAATCAGTGGCGAGTAAAGCACTCAGAATCAAGCCAGAACAGCACAGTTCAGTGATGAGGGAAAGCGACATTATCCCGTCATTACCGGCTACGCAAATCTTTCAGGAGAAGGCAAAAAAGATAGTGGCGGTGAAGGTCGATCCTGAAACGCCGGAATCTTTCATGCTGAGGCCAAAGCGCCGACGCTGGGAAAACGAGAAATACACCCGCTGGGTGAAGTCGCAGCAGTGCTGTTGTTGTAATAACCCGGCAGACGACCCCCACCACCTGATAGGCCACGGGCAGGGTGGAATGGGTACCAAAGCGCATGACCTGTTTGTGATACCGCTGTGCAGAGCGCATCACGACGAGTTACACGCTGATCCCGTGGCATTTGAAGCGAAATACGGCGACCAGTTAACGCTGCTGTTTCGGTTTTTAGATCGTGCGCTGGCAATCGGCGTATTAGCATGAAAAGTGGAGATAACATGCGTGACATTCAGAAGGTATTAGAGCGTTGGGGAGGTTGGGCCGCGAGCGATAGTTCTGGTGTGGATTACTCACCAATCGCAGCTGGTTTCAAAGGGCTCCTTCCTCAAACAAGTAAATCCCGCCTTTCTTGCACTGACGACGACGCCCTGATTATTGAAGGGTGTTTGGCTCGGCTTCAAAAACGAAAACCATATGAGCATTCGCTCTTGGTTGCTCATTATTTATATGGCATCTCAAAAAGGAAAATCGCGAAAGCGAGAAAGAAGGATGAGAAGCTTATTCGTATCGAGCTTCAGATGGCCGAAGGTTTCATAGAAGGGTGCTTGAGTATGCTAGACATAAAATTAGAAATGGACTTGTGATAAAAGTGGCCACCTATTGGTGGCCTTTATTATCTTTTGATGAGAGGTAAAAAGTATTGTGCATCAGCGAATAACGGTTTGTTTAATGGATGTACTAATGTACCATTGCAATAAATATCAAAGATGAACCTAAATTCTTGTTCGTGTTGAAAGCTTTTAGGCTTGACCATATGACCCTCCGATAGATAGTATCTAATTTCATCTTGATTTTTGTAGAGTTTCAAGTTGTCAATTTCAATATCTCTTTGTGTGTAAATAATGCGATTGGCGTACCAGCGAAGATTCAATGGCTTACCTTTTATTGATGTCGTAAATAATTCTTCATCATTATTGGTTCTGTTGATGATTTCTTTAAGAATAGCACCAGAGATAATATCACCAAAAAAATTCACCCTGTCGCTGTTAAAATACCAAAAGTCATCATATTCTTTAAAAATATCTTGACACATAAGTGGGTTTCGCAAGGTTGACATGCAAAAAATATATCTGTTTAATTTCAGTAATGAACTTTCTGCGGAATATTTTTTTGCGTAAAGGTGGTTGGGGAATATTGGGTTGGGACGTAGCTGTAAGTCTTTTAAATAAAAGTTGCTAGATGAATGACTAAAGGTATTTATTGCATTGAGGAGGGGTATTGGCATATGGAAATTATTCAAATCGAAAAATAAATTTATATGGCCTTCATGTCTATCAGCGATTTGTTCATCCTCTGTATCACGGTATTCTGTTAAAGTGCCTATTTTTATAGTCTTCCTGTTCTTAATGTTATCTCTTTGATAACAACTTTTAACGAGGTACATGACAGTCTCCTTATGCAAAAAAAAATTATCACAAATGCTTACGCGGTCCGCAATTAGTTTGTTAATGTGTTAAGAGTGGTTTCTACGACACGGACTTAAAACGATTTGTAAACCTCGCCACAACGGGGTTCTATTACTTTAGAAGGCTGCCTAAGGGCGGCCTTTTTCATATCCGCGCCACGCTCGGCGCAATTCAACCACAGAGCCTTTCAGGGGTGAGCCATAGGGAACGGTCGGTGTGACTGTCTCTGTGGGCTGATCATTCCTGAGCGCTGGCTCACCCGCTAAAAGGAAAGTCACTATGTTCGGTATCTTCAAAAAGAAAGCACGTAAAGCTGTTGTCGAAGTTAAGAAAATGGAAAACCGCGACGCGGTTGAAGCTACGGTGTGGGGTGCTTACTCCATTGCGTATGCCGACGGCACATGCGACGCGAAAGAAATCGCCACTCTGGAAAAAACCATTTCAGCATTGCCTGCTTTCGCACCATTCGCTGGTGAGATCGCACAAATGAGTAGCAATATCCGTGCTCGCTATGAAGCTTCGCCGCGCTCTGCTAATGCACAGGCGCTGCGCGAACTGGCTGACGTTGCCGGTACAAACGATGCTGTTGATGTTCTTTGCCTGTGCCTTGATGTCGCTGACAACGACGGCATCGGGGAAGAAGAAGAGAAGCAGCTCAAGAAAATTGCTCAGGCGCTGCAACTTCCACTGGATCAGTACCTGTGATCGGAAAACTGCGCTGGGCAGCCGCCGGAGTTTTGTTGTTCCTGGTGGTTGCCATCGACTTTACCAGCAAAATGATGTCCATCCTTGCTGATGGCGTGCTGGTAGCCGGGGTAATTGCTTTACTCTGGCCCCTGTTTAAATCCAGTAAATAACACTTTGCAAAAGGTCATTTCTGATGGCCTTTGACAGAGTGAATTTTTTCTTCGGTGCTATAGTAAACTGGCATTCGATAATGCTCTCGATACTGATAACACTTGGTGGGGATACACCAACTTCGCAGAGACAACTGCATGACCCATGACCAGCAACCCAATGCTGGTCTTTTTTTTCCGCCATTAGCTCAACTGGAAAGAGCACGGAGCTTCTACCTCTGTGGTTCGGGGTTCGAATCCTCGATGGCGGACCAGTGTCCAATTCGTTAAGCGAGGAAGTTTCTCAACTCTGATTTATGCGCTATTTTTTTATTGTGGTGAATCCCCCTATGCGGAGGGGCGTTCCAGCAGTTACCTGAAAAGGAAACCTCTCAGACGCGGGAATGTTTGCTGGAGTAATTCTCACCGGGAGGCACCCGGCACCACGATAACAATAATATCGAATTGATAATTCCTTGAGAGCCTGCTTTAAACAGCAGGTTTTTTTTGCTCGTTTCCCGAAGTTACGGCTACGCTAAAGAAGAAGGGGATATATCCGCTGGCAGATGGTTCTCCTGAACCATCAGTGAATCGGCCTCGATACCCGGACGTCACTACCTGTCTTTCGGATGATCTCCTTTCTACCTTCTTGTGATAATCATCACTTTAGCCTGCTCTCGCGAGCGGGCTTTTTTTATTCCCCTCAAATTTCCTGAGAGGGATCACAGCAATAAGAGGGGGCTTAATGTCCGATCCATTAACCGGCACCGGCGCTGTTCTCGGCGGCGGCCTGCTGGGTTCAGTCCTGTACGGCGTCTTTACTCATACAGATTTTGGTGTGGTGTTCGGGGCGTTTGGTGGTGCGGTGTTCTACGTCGCGACAGCCACAAACCTGTCAGGGGGGCG